ATAACGTAAAAGAAAAGGTTGACGAGCGTATAAAAAGTGTGTATAGCAAAATTAGCAAAGAAAAAAATCAGTTTATAAAAACAAAGTTAGAACAAAGATTGGCTATGTTAACTGGATCTGTAGCTATAATAAAAGTAGGAGCAAATAGCAAGGTTGAATTAAAAGAAAAAAAGGATAGGGTTGAAGACGCTATATATGCTACAAAAGCTGCTTTACAAGAAGGTATTGTTGCTGGTGGTGGTGTTGCTTTGTTTAATGCTTCAAAATCATTAAAAGCTAAAAATATAGGTGAAGAGATATTGTTTAAAGCGATACAATCACCTTTTTATACGATACTTGATAATGCAGGTATACTACATGATTGTGATGAAGGATTATTAACTGGTGAAGGTATAAACGTAGTTAGTGGTGAAATAGTAGACATGATAAAAACAGGTATAATTGATCCTGTTCTAGTAACAAAAACTGCTTTAAAAAATGCAATAAGTGTTGTTAATACTATAATATCTGCAGATTGTGTAATAAGTAATATAAGAGTAAATGAAAGCAATTAATTATTATATAATCATAAAAAAAATAAAAGAAGAACCTAAAACAGTAAACGGATTTTTAATTACAGATGACATTAAAAAAGACGTTAGATATTCAAAAGGTAAAATAATCAGTTTTGGTGAAGAAACCAAAGGATTAAAAAAAGACGATATTATATATTACAACAAACATGCTGGTCATGGTATAGAGTTTGATAATAAACTTTACCATGTTATAAAACAACAAGACGTTGTTGTAGTGTTATGATAAATTCTGCATCTGATTTAAGAGATTTACAAATATTTAAGTATTACAGAATTATTAGAAAATGGGCTTGTAAAACTTATAATTTAAAAGAAGCAGATCTTGAACTTCTTATATATTTAGACTGTAAAAATAGATTTACAATAAAAGATTTTAAAGAAGGAACATATACTTATAGCTGGGACAAACATAGGTGGGAGAGATTAAGAAAAGAAGGTTGGATTAATGTTTGGAGAAACAGAAATAGAACAACAATAAAATATAGTATATATTGTGTTTCTTTTAAAACTAAACAATTAATAAATAGAATATATAGAATCTTATTAGGTCTTGAAGACGTACCTATATCAAACAAAAACGTTTTCTACAAAAATAGATCTTATACTGATAAAGTTTTTAATAAAGCTTTAGATGATATGATCAAAGATAAAAATCGTTAAACACTTTAAAAATTAAAATTATGCCTTACGGAAAAAAATCATCATTGACAAAAAAAGTAATGAAGAAAAAATCAAAAAAGAAAAAAAAGAAATAATTATGGGATACGCAAGTGCAGCTCAACGCAAAGCTGTTTGGGCTAGTAAAAAAGATGGCGGTAAGGGTAATCCTAACCGTAAAAAGAAAAAAACTAGAAAAAAACGAAAAAAATGAAAAAGTTAAGTATAAAACAAAAAAAAATTGCAAGAGCTGCACATCCGTATAATAAAATTACAAAAGCTGATTTCGTAGCTTTAAAAAAGAAGAAAAAATAAATGCCTAAAAAGTCAAAAGAACCTAGAAAAACTACTAAAGGAAAAGGTAGAAATTTTCGCACCGTAAAAGAAGGTGCAGGTATGACAAAAAAAGGGGTTAAAGAATATAGAAAAAAGAACCCAGGTAGTAAATTAAAAACTGCAGTTACTGGTAAAGTCAAAAAAGGTAGTAAAGCCGCTAAACGAAGAAAATCATTTTGTGCAAGATCAAAAGGTTGGAAAGGTGAAAGAGGTAGAGCTGCTAGAAGACGTTGGAAATGTTAAAATAAATATTATGCCTAAAAAAAAGAAAAAAGGAAAAGGTTTAAAAAGCGCTTGTTGGAAAGGTTATGAAGCTATTGGTATGAAAACAAAAAATGGCAAAAAAGTGCCTAATTGTGTACCAAAAAAAAGAAAAAAATAGTGGATCCTAATAAGCGAAAAAAAAGTCTTTTAGATAAATTTACAAGTAAATTAAATAAACCTGTAACAAGAGATGTTGTTGTAGATAAAACAAATGTAAGTTCACCTAACGTTAAAAAAATTGATCCTTTAGGTACTAATATACAAGATTATCAGGATCCAAAAGACTATAAAAGTAAAAATGTGTTTTTTGGTGATAGTATAGATTTTGATCAACCACCTACTAGAGAAGAGTATGAAAGGTATAAAAGCTTTTTTAAGTATTCGAGCAAAAAAAGAGACGATAATTTTTTTATTAGACCATCTAATAGAGAAAAATTAGCTTCAAGGTATAGACAGTTTTTTTATGATGAAGGTGTTAGCCAAGGAGATACTATATATAGAGGTAATACACCTTATAATTTAAGTGTAATAAAAAACGAAGCTTTATTAAAAAGATTTCCTGAGCAAAGAGTAGAAAAGCTTGTTGACTTAGTAAATAAAAACTTAAATTTTGATACTGTTAGAAAAGATTATAAAGAAGCTAGAGGTGGTAGGTTTTACGATCTAAACACAAGTAGTGTTCAAGTTTTACCTAACGAAAGTCCAAGACCATTAGAAGGTATTTATACTTCAAGTGGAGTATTAAGAGGTGGGGTTGCTGGTAATATGTATCAAAGATATTATCCTGAAGATATTTATTCAAGTGTAATTAATAGAAGAACAGATCCACAAGGTATATTAGCTGACTCATTGAATAAAAATCCGGAGAGGAATGCAACAGGATATGATTATGAAGCAAGAAAATTTCAAAGGTATAATTTAGAAGAAATGATAAATTTTGGTTTAGCAGTACCAACTAGATATGATGAAGATGGTACAGAAGGTACTAGTATGTCAACACAAGGGTTTTATAGGTTTAACAATAAAACAATTTATCTAGGTGATAGATACGGATATGATTATGATAAGCATGGTATTTACAGTCGATACAGAAGTATGCCTATATATTCTAGTCAATATGGTGGTGAAAGTGTTGAGGCTTTAGCATATCACGAAGGATTACACGGCTCAGAATTTCCAACAGGTAAAGATAAAGTTGTAATAGGTGGTGGTAGTGGGTTTTTTGAAAAAACTAAACCTACCGCTTCATATTTAACAGGTCTTGACGCTATATTAGGTATGACTTATAAACAAGAACTAAATACTGGTGGTCCAAACGATTATCAAGATCAAGCAATGGAATTTGGTGCTTGGTTTGAACAAGAAATGATGGAAGCAAAAAATAAAATTAATAATAATGAATTTTCACGAGATGATTCTGATTATTTTGTAACTAGAGCAGGTATAAAAACAAAAGAAGATGAAAAAAATAGATTAGAATTTTTAAAATACATATTAAAATGAAATCAAGAGGATTAGGAGATACAATACATAAAGTAACAAAAGCAACAGGTATTAAAACTATTGTTGATAGAGTTTCAAAAGGTTTAAATGTACCTTGTGGATGTGAAGGAAGAAGAGAAGCTTTAAATAGATTAGTACCATACGATAAACAATTTAAATTAAAAAAATAATGTCAAAGCCAAAGAAAAAATTTGCAGAAAGTACAGTTGGTAAACTTTTGTTTGGAGCAGCTTCTATAGTTAACCCAACATTAGGTAATGTACTTAAAGGTGTAACTTCACCTGGTGAAGCTATAGCTGCAATAGGTAAATCAGATGTAAGTGCTGATGATAAAATAAAATTGCAACAACTTATATACGAACAACAAAATAAAGAGATGGAAGCTATAACTTCAAGATGGCAGGCAGATGCCGCATCAGATTCTTGGCTTTCCAAAAATGTACGGCCGTTGGTTTTAGTGTGGTGTATTGTTATATTTTCATTAGCTGGATTACTTGATAGTGTAGATTCAATAGCATTTAATATAGGAGCAACTTGGAATGACACATTTGAAAAAGTAATGATGGCAGTTGTATTAGCATATTTTGGTGGACGTAGCGGTGAAAAAGTAACATCTGTTTTAAAAAAATAAAACAAATAAAATAGAATATGAATTTAATAAGAAAAATTAGTGTAGGTAGAGACTACAAAGACTCAGCTATGCATTATTCTGTAGGACAAGAAGTTTACGGTGGTCACGTTATATGTGACATATTAGAAAAAGAAGAAAAATTTAGTATATTTATAAAAAAAGGTAAAGACATTTTACCTTGGAAAGATTTTAATAAAAACATGGCAATAAGCGTAGAATATAATTTAGAATATTAATGCAGAGTTTAAATTACTTTATTATAAAACCTATAAAAAAAAGATATAATAATACAAAAAAAGTAGGTAATAAAAATTTTATATTAAATACAGAAATACAAGATCATAAATTTGTTAGTAGAAACGCTATTGTCATACATTGTCCTATAAATATCAACTCACCTATTAAAAAAGGTGATGAAATAATAGTACATCATAATGTTTTTAGAAGATTTAATGACATAAGAGGTAATGAAAAGGATAGCAGTAGTAGTTTTATAGACAACATGTACTTTGTTTATTTAGATCAAATATTTGCTTACAGACATAGAACGAAATGGAAACCTATACAAGATTATTGTTTTGTTAAACCGATATTAAATGATAATAAGTTTTCTACGAATAAAGAAAAAGAAAACACGGGTATTGTAAAATATGTTGACAATAAACATATTAAAAAACAAGATTTGATAGGTTTTACACCTGATAGTGAGTATGAGTTTTTAATAAACAACGAAAGACTTTATAGAGTGCCAATAAAATCAATTTGTATTAAATATGAATATAAAGGAAACGAAAAAGAGTATAATCCAAGCTGGTTATAGAGCGGTTAATGAGCTAATAAAAGTAGCAAAAGATGAGATAGTTGATACTGAAGATGACGTATCAGCTGATAGGTTGAAAAATGCAGCAGCAACAAAAAAGCTAGCTATATTTGATGCATTTGAAATACTTAACCGTATTGAAGCTGAAAAAGCTTTATTAGATAACAAACCCATTGAAGAAAAACAAGATACGTTCAAAGGTTTTGCTGAAAGAAGATCAAAATAATGTACAAACAAACCCTATATAAAATTATAAAACCTATAAAACAAACAACAATACATAGGTTAAATAAGAAAAAATATTGGAAATACGGTTACAATAAAGAACACGATGTTATTGTTATAAGTAAAACTGGACAAATAGGTGATGTGTATAGCATACAGAATTTAAAAATAGCTTTACCTAAAGAAATAAAAATTAATAAGGATAATAATAAATGGAAAATACAAGAATATCCTAAAGAACTACAAAAATTAAGAACCATATTTGATTGGAAAGATTTACCTAATGATTTTAAAAATAAGTGGAATAAATATATTGACGAAGAATTTACTAGGCGTGAAGAAGGCTATTGGTTTAATAATAAAAATATTCCCACTTATATTACTGGGTCTCATTACATGTACTTGCAGTGGACTAAAATCGACGTGGGTGCTCCAGACTTCAGGGAAGCAAACAGATTATTCTTTATATTCTGGGAAGCTTGCAAGGCAGATACAAGATGCTACGGAATGTGCTACCTCAAAAATAGACGGAGTGGCTTTTCATTCATGGCATCA